GGGTTTATCAGGTTGCCGACGGACTTCAAGGACGAACCGTCCTATCGCAACCGCGTTACGTATTATTGACATTGGAATAAAAGGCAGTAAATCATGGCAACAAATATCGACCAAGCCCTCATGCCCCAGGACCTAGCGATGATGGGCGATGAACCTGCCATTGAAATTGAAATTGAAAACCCGGATGACGTAAAGATTGGCATTGACGGTGTTGAGATCGACCTCATGCCTGAGCCTGAGACTGCTGATGAATTCGACGCCAATCTTGCCGAGTACATGGACGACGGCGAGCTTCAGACGCTGGCCTCAGAGCTTGTCTCCTTGGTGGATGCGGATATCAACAGTCGCAAAGACTGGACAGAGATGTTTGTCAAGGGTCTGGAAGTCCTGGGGATGAAGTACGAGGAGCGCACAGAGCCGTGGAACGGAGCCTGTGGCGTGTACAGCCCCCTGCTAACGGAAGCTGCCATCAGGTTCCAGTCAGAAATGATCACTGAGACCTTCCCGGCTCAAGGTCCAGTCAAGACGCAGATCATTGGTGCCATCGACCGTCTCAAAGAGGAAGCTGCAGAGCGTGTTCGTGATGACATGAACTTCATGCTGACCGAGAAGATGATCGACTACCGCTCAGAGCATGAGCGGATGTTGTATTCCCTTGGCCTGTCAGGTGCGGCGTTCAAGAAAATCTACCCGAATCCGAGCACAGAATTACCTGCGGCTCCGTTTGTACCGGCAGAAGATTTGATCATGCCCTACGGGGCATCCAATGTTTACACCGCAGAGCGCGTGACGCACATCATGCGCAAGACCGAGAACGAGGTCAGAAAACTGCAGGTTGCAGGGTTCTACCGTGATCTTGAGTTGGGTGAGCCATCACGCTTCTTCACTGACGTTGAGAAGAAAAAGGCAGAAGAGCAGGGATACACGTTGACCGATGATGATCGGTATCAGGTGCTTGAGATTCACGTTGATTGGGACATGCCGGGGTACGAAGATGACGTTCCTTTGCCGTATGTGGTCACGGTTGAGAGGGGCACCCAAACGGTTCTGGCGATCCGGCGAAACTGGGAAGAAGACGACAAGCGAAAGCTCAAGCGACAACACTTCGTCCAGTACACTTATATCCCTGGTTTTGGCGCTTATGGTTTGGGCTATATCCACCTTATTGGTGGCTACGCACGCGCTGGCACCTCAATCATCCGTCAGTTGGTTGACGCGGGCACCCTGTCCAACCTGCCCGGTGGCCTGAAGTCTCGCGGTCTTCGGATCAAGGGTGACGACACGCCCATCGCCCCGGGTGAGTTCCGTGACGTGGACATCCCCAGCGGATCGGTCAGGGACAACATCATGCCCCTGCCGTACAAGGAACCCAGTCAGGTTCTTGCGATGCTGTTGGAGCGCATCACAGAGGAAGGCCGACGCCTTGCAGCCATCGCTGACCTGAAGGTCAGTGACATGAGCGCTCAGGCTCCTGTGGGAACCACGCTGGCTATTCTGGAGCGGCAGCTCAAGACAATGTCGGCTGTTCAGGCTCGTGTGCACGCCAGCCTGAGGATGGAGTTCAAGCTCCTCAAGGGCATCATCCGCGACTTCCTTCCTGCAGACTATTCCTACACGCCTGAAGGCGGTGACAGGTCGGTCAAGCAGTCTGACTACGACCTCGTGGAAGTGATCCCGGTCAGTGATCCCAACGCCGCCACGATGGCGCAGCGGATCATGCAGTACCAAGCTGCACTCCAACTTGCACAAGGCGCTCCGCAGATCTACGACCTGCCTCAGTTGCATCGCCAGATGCTGGAGGTGTTGGGCATCAAGAATGCCGAGCGGTTGGTTGCCATCCCTGAGGATCAGAAGCCCCAGGACCCCGTGACGGAGAACATGAACGTGCTGCGGGGCAAGCCCATCAAGGCGTTTGCGTACCAAGATCACGAAGCTCACATGGCAACGCATCAGGCGTTTATGCAGGACCCGAAAGTAATGTCCACGTTGGGACAAAACCCAATGGCACAGCAGATGATGGCCGCGCTCATGGCGCACATTGCAGAGCACGCTGCGTTCGCGTACCGAGCCCAGGTCGAGATGGCCTTGGGTGTACCCCTGCCTACCCTGGATGAAGAGTCCAACGCGCCCATCGCGCCTGAGGACGAGAAGGCACTGGCTCCGCTGATCGCCGCCGCTGCGCAGCGCACGATGGTCCAGAACCAAGCAATGGCCGCGCAAGCACAGGCCCAGCAGCAAGCCCAAGATCCTGCACTGCAGATGCAGCAGGCAGAGCTTCAGTTGAAGCAGGCCGAGATGCAGCGCAAGGCCCAGAATGATCAGATGGACTTCCAGATCGCGCAGCAGAAGCTGCAGCTTGAGGCGCAGCGCTTGCAGCTTGAGGCCCAGAAGAACCAGGGCGAAGACCCCCGGTTGAAATCCATGAGGGCGCAGCAGGAGTTGCAGCAGAAGGAGCAGATGCACCAGCAAAAGATGCGTCAGCAGGTCCAGTCTGACGCGCTCAAAACCAGACAGCAAATGATGCGGGCTGCGCAGTCTCGTCCGCAACCTAAGGAGTAACACATGGCTACCACTGCGTTTGACGTGGTTGTTAAGGAGATCGAGGAGCGTCGTGAGTCCATCGCGCAGGCGCTTATCTCAGGCTCGGCAAAAGACTACGCTGAGTACAAGTTCATGACGGGTGAAATCCAGGGTCTTTCACGTGCTCATGCTTTCATAACCGACCTTGTGCGAAAGATGGAAAACGACGATGAGTGAAATCCTCCTGAGTGACGGTGCAAGCACCACGGTGCTGCCAGAAACCGACGCAGAAAAGGCCCGTCAGGTGCCTGACCCTGTGACGTACCACCTGCTCTGTATGCTGCCCAAGGCAGAAGAAGAGTACGAGAGCGGGCTGATCAAGTCTGGTCAGACCATGCACTTCGAAGAGGTGATGAGCCCGGTGCTGTTTGTTGCCAAGATGGGGCCTGATTGCTACAAAGATCCGCTGCGCTTCCCCAGTGGGCCTTCATGCAAGGTAGGCGATTTCGTCTTGGTCCGACCGAATACGGGCACGCGCCTGAAGATTCATGGTACGGAGTTCCGCATCATCAACGACGACAGTGTTGAAGCGGTTGTCCAAGATCCTCGTGGCATCAAGCGAGCATAAGGAGTAGGACATGCAAAACCACGAACACGAGGAACGGTTTCGGTTCCCTGATGAAAAGGAAAAGCCCGAAGAACTTCAGATCGAAGTTGAAGGTGAAGGCGAGACCGAGATTGAGGTCGTAGACGACACTCCTGCGCAGGATCGTGGGCGCAAGCCTATGAAAGAAGCCCCTGCGGAGGTCACTGACGACGAGTTGGAGCAGTACTCGGAAGGTGTGAAGAAGCGCATTCAGCATTTCTCCAAGGGGTATCACGAGGAGCGTCGAGCCAAAGAAGCGGCCTTCCGTGAGCGCGAAGAGGCATTACGTCTCGCACAGAACCTTGTTGAGGAGAACAAACGCCTCCAAGGCAGCCTAGGTCAAGGTCAGCAGGCACTGCTTGAGCAGGCCAAGAAGGTAGTCGCCAACGAGGTTGAGACTGCTAAGCAGAAGCTGAAAGCCGCACACGAAGCTGGAGATACTGAGGCGTTTATCACGGCTCAGGAAGAACTTACTACGGCCAAGATCAGGGCAGAGCGGGTAAACAACTTCAAGCCCCCAGTCACTTCGGCAGTTGCAAAGCCTGAAGAATCTGTGGTACAACCCGCTCCAAGCCCTGTTGCGCCTCAGGTTGATTCCAAAGCCCGTGCGTGGCAAGAAGCCAATCCGTGGTTCATGACCAATCGCAGGATGACAGCAGTGGCGATGGAAATTCACAATGAACTTGTGGATAGCGGTGTAGATCCAACGAGCGACGAGTATTACCAGCGCGTCAACCAAGAGGTGCGCCAGACTTTTCCAGATGCGTTCCCCTCGGAAAAGCCGGTGAAAAAAGCGTCAGTTGTAGCTCCCGCCACGCGTAGCACAGCGCCCAGAAAAATCGTGTTGACGCAATCACAAGTTCAAATCGCCAAGCGGCTCGGACTGACGAATGAGCAGTACGCCCGTGCGGTTGCGGATGAAATGAGGAAACAAAATGGCTGAACGTATCCCCCGTGAGTTTGACACCCGAGCAAAGGCCGAGAGGCCCAAGCAGTGGATGCCTCCTACAGCGCTGCCTGATCCGAACCCGGAAGAAGGCTATTCGTTTCGTTGGATTCGCGTCAGCACCTTGGGTACTAACGACCCAGGTAATGTTTCCGCCAAACTCCGCGAGGGCTGGGAGCCCGTGAAAGCAAGCGAACATCCTGAGATTCAACTGATGGGGGTCGGCTCAGGCCGGTTCCCGGACAGCATTGAGATCGGTGGCCTGCTGCTTTGCAAAACACCAAAGGAGTTCACTGAACAGCGCAACTCGTACTACCAGCGTCAAGCTGATGGTCAGATGGCGTCAGTGGACAACAACTTCATGCGCGAGAACGATCCCCGGATGCCTCTGTTCAAAGAGCGCCGCTCTGAGGTTTCGTTCGGACGCGGTTCGTAATTCAAGGAGGCTTAAATGCCATATCCGACGATTGATGCACCCTACGGTTTCAAACCCGTAAACCTCATTGGTGGTCAGGTATTCTCAGGTTCTACCCGAGAGTACCCGATTGCCTACAACTATGGCACTGCCATTTTCTACGGTGACTTTGTCCAGCTTTCGAGCGGCTTTATCACCATCCTTGCCAACACCATTTCAAGTAACGTTGCAGTTGGTGTGTTCCTGGGCTGCTCGTTTACCGATCCGGTGACGAAGCAGAAGCGTTTCTCGCAGTTTTACCCTGCCAATACCCTGGCTGGGGACATCGAAGCCATCATCTGCGACGACCCGGATACGGTCTTCAAGGCTGCTGTGGTGACGGCTGCTGGCACGGCTACCATTGCTTCGGCAACGCAGCTTCTGGTCGGTCAGAACATGGCGGGTAACACCACCACGGGTTCTTCTGCGACTGGCAATTCTGCTGGCGGTGTGGTTGCGGCCACGTCTTCTTCTGGTAACTTCCGCGTTCTGGGTCTCGTGCCTGACACGCAAATCAACACGGGTTGCACCTACGTCAGCGGCACCGGCTCAACGTCCATCGTTGTGTCCGGTCTGACTGTTGGTCAGGTGATCCCGGTTGGTACGGACATGTACCAGTTGGTTGCCGCTACGGGTCAGTTGCAGTGGATTGGCGTTGTCAGCACCGCTGCTACGGTTTCGTCCTCCACCTCGCAGACCCTGACGATGGCAGCAAACACCACTGCCTCCGGTACGCTGGCTCTGGTGCAAAGCCAAGAAGTGCTCGTCAAGATCACTTTCGGCGCTCATCGCTACTACGTTGCTTAAGGAGTAACTCAAAATGGCAATTTCACGTGCCCAACTACTGAAGGAACTCCTGCCCGGTCTGAACGCTTTGTTCGGCATGGAGTACAAGCGCTACGGCGAAGAGCACAAGGAGATCTACGAGACCGAGACCTCCGAGCGTTCGTTCGAAGAAGAAACCAAGCTCTCTGGTTTCTCCGCAGCTCCGGTGAAGAACGAAGGTGCAGCCATTGCGTATGACAATGCGCAGGAAGCCTGGACCGCTCGTTACAACCACGAGACCATCGCTATGGGCTTCTCCATCACCGAAGAGGCGATGGAAGACAACCTGTATGACAGCCTCTCGGCTCGGTACACCAAGGCCCTGGCTCGCGCTATGGCCTACACCAAGCAGGTCAAGGCTGCGGCGATCCTGAACAATGGTTTCTCTGCCGCTGTTGTTTACGGTGACGGTCAATCCTTGTTCTCGACCGCTCACCCGCTGGTCTCCGGCGGCACCAACAGCAACCGTCCCGCGACGAACGCTGACCTGAACGAAACGTCCCTCGAAGCGGCTGTGATCCAGATCGCTGGTTGGACGGACGAGCGTGGTCTGCTGATTGCTGCCAAGCCCCGTAAGCTGATTGTTCCTCCGGCCCTCCAGTTCGTCGCAACCCGACTGCTGGAAACGTCGCTGCGTGTCGGCACCACCGACAACGACATCAACGCGCTGAAGAACAACGGCAGCATCCCGGAAGGCTA